TCGTAAATGAATCAAATGAAACAAACTCTAATACAGATAAGTTGGCGATTATCAGAAAGTACGCTAACTCTCCTGAGGTTGTTAGGTTACTAAACTACACCTATAATTCTTTTAAGCAGTATTATGTGACTAGCGCAAACTGTCAAAAACGTAGCGATTTGGTTTCAAGCCATAACGGTTATGCGACCATCTTTGATCTGTTAGATGCTCTTGCAAACCGAACGATTACAGGTCACCAAGCAATTGAAGCTGTAAACTCATTTGTTAATGCAAATCGTGACTACGAGGAGCTAATCTGGAACATTATTGATAGAAACTTAAAGACCAGATCGACTGTCTCTATGATTAACAAAGTGATTCCTGGCTGTATACCAACATTTGATGTTGCTTTAGCTAACACCTATGACGAGAAGTCTAAAAAGAAGGTTAAGTTAACTGATGGATGGTATGTTTCTCGTAAACTAGATGGAGTTCGTTGTATTGCGATTTTAAAGGCGAATGGAGATGTTAACTTCTATTCACGTGCTGGAAATGAATTTGAAACACTAGGAGTAATTGCAGATGAGTTGAAAAGAATTCCGCAAGACATTATTCTTGATGGCGAAATTTGTATGATGGACGCTAATGGAAATGAAGATTTTCAAGGCATCATTAAGGAGATTAAACGTAAGAATCATACCATCCGTAGACCTAAATTCATGGTGTTTGATATGCTAACGCATGACGAATTTGGTTCTCAAACTTCTACTCGAACTTTTAAGCAAAGACAAGAGGAAATGAATGCATGGTTTGACAATTATGCGGGTGAACTTGATTTTATTACTCCATTAGAGCAGATCTTAATTCAAAGCGAGCAGCAACTTCAAGATTATATGGAACTTGCGGCTAAGAACAAGTGGGAAGGCTTAATGATCCGTAAAGATGCGCCATATCAAGGTAAAAGATCTGATGATATTTTAAAGATCAAGAAGATGCATGATGCTGAATATGTAGTTACTGATATTGAAGTAGGATTGCATCGTGTGATTGTAGAGGGTAAGGAGATTGAAGAAGAAATGCTTAAGAATGTTTATATTATCCATAAAGGTAGTAAAGTTCAGGTAGGTTCAGGCTTCTCTCAGGAGCAACGTAGACATTATTATAAATATCCTGAGCAGATTGTTGGTAAAACTATTTGTGTGCAGTATTTCGAAGAAACACAAAACCAACACGGAGAACAGTCATTACGTTTTCCAGTAATTAAAGCAATTTACGATGCAGAACGAACCTTTTAGTATTAGCATAGCGCCGCCAGCCAGTGTTATAGAACTCCATAACTATATGGAACTATTTAAAGACTATAACGTTAAAATCTTAAAGGAAGGAGATCGGGTGGAAGGTGCACTAATTCTATGTGGTGGTGCTGACATTGGAGTAAATATGACTAGAGATAGTCAAGAGTTTGTGTGGATTGATGAGGCAATGAAGAACGCATTACCTATCATTGGAATATGTAGGGGTATGCAGATGATTAATCATCATTTAGGCGGAGAAGTGGTAGATGTACCGGCTGATTTGAATGAAAATCATTTGGTAGATGAATTTAGAGATGACGCAAATCATCATGAAAGATTATCGCAATTCCACTGGGTTAAAGATGTTGAAAATGGGCATATTTTTGTTGCAAATTCAAGACATCACCAATATTGCAAATCAATTCCACCTGGATTTCAAGCAACTCACTTTGCATTAGACCACTTAATAGAAGGATTTATTAATCATGATTTAAGAATACTTGGGATTCAATGGCATCCTGAAAGAAATGAAACAATAGACGATGAATATTGGAAACAGTATCCATTAAATCAATTAAAGAAATGGCTAAAAGAGCAATAGATTACACTGTATGTTCGATGTGTTTAGAATCCTTTGACAGGAGAGATATGTACATTGTAAACAGATTCATGCACAGAGGACATCCTGATAAGGGAATGTATAGTACACCATATTGTGAAACATGTACTAAAGACACTGAAGGAACTATTTGGAATCAGGGGATCTCAGAAGAACCTAAAAATAAACAGGTAAAAGTTCCGAAGAAACGTGAAACAAAAAAGAAATCTTAGGTATAAATCTTAAATTTAAACATTTCAATTATGACAACAATTATCATTATCGTTGCAATTGTAGTAGCTGGTGTTATTATCTATAACAAAACTAAGGGTGGAAATGGTCCTCAAAATCCAAGTAATGGAGGTCAAGGATATGGTTCTACTGGTGGTGGAAGCTACACAGGAGGTTATGCTGACGGAGTTCAGCGTTAATACAAAAAGGGCTTCGGCCCTTTTTAACAAGTAAATCACTAATTAATATAAATAAAATGGAAACATTAAATCAAATCGAAGAGATTCTTAACTCTATCAAAGAAGACGCAACAAAGTTTTTTGAAAAAGGAAACAAAGCAGCTGGAACCAGAGTTCGTAAAGCAATGCAAGAAATCAAAGGTTTAGCGCAAGCAGTACGTACAGAAGTTTCAGAAAAAAATAAAGAAGCTTAAAAAATTGTTGAAACAAACAAATCTTTTTCAGTATAATCTTTACATTTAAAATTAAAACTAAACAAACAAAAAATGAAAAAAGTATTTTTCGCAATCGCAGCTATCGTAGCAACAATCTCAATCGCATCTTGTGGTAATGGTGCAACTTCTAAAACTGAAACAGCAGATTCAACTGCAGTTCAAGTAGATTCTACATCAGCAGATTCAACTGTAGTAGATTCAACTGCTGCAGTTAAGTAATCTTAACTCTTTGGGATACCTACAGCAAGCTTACCAACTTTGACTTTTACTCAAATCCAACAGCGTATCCCGTTAACTAATTATAAAGGATGGTTCCAGCAACTCATAAAATCTAGGCTGTTAACCTCGTGGTCGTCGGTTCGAATCCGGCCTCTGAACATAGCCTTAAGTGGCCCGCTTCAGAGTAGCTCAGCTGGTAGAGCACGTACAAAAACCCATCCTGTTAAATTAAAACATGTGTCTTGGTACGCTCTGATGAAAATCAACGACAAGGTCTCGGTAGACAATGGCCATTGATTCTACCCAAATGCAGAAGTCGTATAGTGGCTATTATATTGCCTTGCCAAGGCAAGGACGAGAGTTCGATTCTCTTCTTCTGCTCTGTAACATTTTTACCATTTCCATGGATATATAATAATAAACATTGTATATCCATGGGTGGTTTAAGACACGCTGCAAGAAGAAAACATCATTTCATTTATAAAACAACATGCATTATTACAAATAAGTTTTATATCGGAATGCATTCAACCGATAATTTGGAAGATGGTTACATTGGTTCAGGTCAAAAGCTTTGGCATTCCATTAATAAGCATGGTAAAGAAAATCATATTTGTGAAATATTAGAATTTTTGCCGGATAGAAAAACATTAGCATTAAGAGAACAACAGATTGTTAATGGAGAACTTTTAGAAGATAAAATGTGTATGAATCTTGTCATAGGTGGAGAAGGTGGATTTACAAAAGAAGAATCTGCCAGAGGTACTAAAAAAATGCTTGACAAAATATGGTCTAATCCTGATTTTATTGCTAGAAAAAGTGAAGAGACTTCTAAAAGAAATAAAGAATTACATGCAAATGGTGTTCTTCCACCACCTCCAAGTTTTAAAGGTAAAAATCACTCGAAGGAAACTAAAAGAAAAATAGGAGAAGCTAATTCCATAAAACAAAAAGGAGAATGTAATTCTCAATATGGAACATGTTGGATTACTAATGGCATTGAGAATAAAAAGATAGGTAAAAATGATTCTATTCCAGAAGGATGGAAATTAGGAAGAAAGTTAAAATAATTTTGAAACTTTATAGGTAACACCTATATAATAGATACAGGAGATGTTTTATGATAGCCTGACCATGCAGGTTTGTTTCATCTTAAAATAAAACAAAGTAGTGTTGGTTAAGTTTGGTGGTGATTATCTTTGAACAACCACTCCTTTTGGCAAGAAGAATTATGCCGTGTTTAGGCAAGAACACAAATAACTTATATAATTTAGACGTTTACAATCCTGTAACGCAAACGTTGAGAAAGAGGAATCATGCGCATTGATTCCTCTTTTCTGTTTATAAAAATAGTACAAAATCGAGCTAATTGTATTATTTTTATAAGATGTTTTAAATTTGGAACAAAATGCACTTTTTATTGTATTATTAGAACAACTGTTGGTATTCTATTAACAATGTTACTTTTTTGATATATTAAAAAAATTATATACTATAACAACTAAACATTTATAGAAATGAATATTAAATTTAAAGCAACCCTTATTATTTTAGCATTAATGCTCTTAACTTCTTTAATCTTAGCAAAAAGAGAATCGGTATCTGAAATTAAAACTGTTCCGGTTGAAGATAGCGTATCTCAAAATATTAATGTAAACGAAAAAGTAGAAGTTTCAAAACAAGTTAATCGCGTAAGATATATACATCAACCGGTAAAACCACAGATTCAAGAGATTAAATTATCTGAAGGTTTGAATACCAATCTACCACTACCTGAACTGATGCAAAATGTTGGATTCAAAATTAATATTGAATCTGATATCGACTACGCTAATATTGACTTAAGTGTAGTTGAATAAACTACATAACTAAATAATATGAAAAAGTTAATAGTAATCCTATCTATTTTTACCGCCATGTTCATGCTTGCGTGCAATTCTTCTAACGAAGATACTGTGCAAGTTACTCCATTACAAGATTGCAAACCCGATACTGTCATTGTACATGATACTGTTCAAGTTTTACCAACGTTAACAAAAAAGAAACACGTTAACAATAACAAAACTAAAGTGACAAAGAAAGTGTTATCATCAACTGTTGATACTTTGGCTATTATTGAAAAATACAAAGCGAGTTTAAACCCCGTTGAGGTTGCAGTTCACGACACGGTTTTAATTGTTGTTAAAACAAGTTCCTTTGTAGAAAGAAAGGTTTTAGAATTAAAAGAAGTTCCAGCTCCAGCTAAACGTAATTTCTATGCCGGTTTCGGTACTACTATTAATAGAAATGTATTTGGTTCTATTTACGTAGGTGGACTTTACAAAACTAAAAAGAATGAAATTCTTAAATTAGATATAGGTATCGAAAACAATGGAAGCGGTAGATTCTATCCTTTCGTAGGAACCGGTGTTTATTTTCCAATTAAGTAAATCTGAAACATTTTCTAATTCTAGTATATAAGTTACAGTAAACTATAAACGGTAAACAGTAACTGCATGTCAGCAATTAAGCAAGAAATTAACAGATTAGATCTTATTCCACAACTCCTAAATCAACACTGCCCTGGTGGCAAAGGTGTTGAAATTGGGGTTTTTAAGGGTGAGTTCACTCAACATATCCTAAACAATTGGGATGGTACTCTTTATTTGGTAGATCCATGGAGAGAATTAGATGAAGCAGAATATGCTGACTCCTCTAATCACAAAAATCATAACACTGCATATCTTGAAACAATGTCAAGAATTGCTGGCCATGAAGATAGAGCGTTTATGATTAGAGCTTTATCACATCAGGCCGTTGAACTTTTTCCAAACAACTCATTGGATTACATTTATATTGATGGTAATCACGCGTATGAGTGGGTAAAAAAGGACATTAATTTATGGTGGCCTAAATTAAAGAAAGGTGGTCTTTTTGCTGGTCATGATTATATTGGAATGGATTGGTATGGAGACCCTAATTTCTTAGAGAATGGCAAAGACAAACATATTTGGCATTTCAATCACGCAACACCAGATCAATTAGAATATTCTGGAGTGTTTGGTGTAAATCCAGCGGTGGATGAATTTGCTAAGAAGAAAAAACTACAATTTAACGTAACTGAAGAATTCTACGGAACCTTCTACGTTATTAAATAAAACATTTTAAGATTCATAAATATAAGACTTATGATTAGAATAGTTAAATATTGGTTTGGCTTAATTAAAGAATTAAGATTGCTTTATAAATACAGAAAAGCAGCTAGATCTTTAGAAGCTGAATTATTGGAAAATGGATTAAGAGTAGATTGGTTAGGCCGAATCTACACTGTAATTAATTTAAAGGAAGAATTGTTACAGCAACCTGAATTAATGCAACAATCTTTTGTTTTATCAGAATTAAAGCCTATCACTCAATTTTTAATGAAACATGGTTTAGCAGATTCTTCTTTTCCAGAGATTCAAAAGATCGAGGGTAGTCAATCTTATTTGGTTGTGCTATATCCAGAAACTGATCACATTGGATTCTCTGTGATTTTGGTTAATACATTAGTAACTTTGGTGGTTGCTGGTATTATTACTGTTGCAGTTAAATATGTTCCATGGGAATGGGTGATGAACACCGTTAAATCCATTCAACTGCCTAAATAATGGAAGAAAAAATCAAGAGAGTTGAAATAAAAGGCAGACGTTATTATCAAGTTAGCAAGGGCCCAGAGGTCCTTGGACTTTTTCCGTCAGTAACCACTGTTCTTGGAGAAACTTCAGATAAAACTGGACTTGAAAAATGGAAAGCTAAAGTTGGAGAAGAGGAAGCCAATCGCATTTCACTGAATTCAATGAACAGGGGAACGGTCCTTCACCGCCTTATAGAACTATATAAACCATTAACTGGCCCAAAAGAAGAGCGGCTAGAGACCCTAAAATGGCACCTCAGAAATGATAAAGAGATTAAGCAATTCGATGAAACTTACATTGAACAGGGCTTTCAATTCTTTATGAAATTCTATAACAATTCCAGTCAATTCTTTGACAGGGTTAAGAGGGTAATAGCTGCTGAAAAATTCTTGTGGTCCGTGAAAGGTGGTGGCTACGCTGGAACCGTAGATAATGTGTCAGAATTAATAGATGACAGAATTATTGTCATTGACTATAAGAACTCCAGAAAACCCAAAACAGAAGCATACGTTCAAGATTATTATCACCAGGCTGCGGCCTATTACGTTGCATTTTGGGAAAGAACTGGAATTAGGCCTAAAGGCGCAGAGATCTGGATTGCTAATGAAAAGGATGAATGCCCTCAAATATTTTCACTGTCAGATTCAGACATCAAAATTTATTTTAAACTTTTTCAGGAAAGACTAGTAAAATATAAGTTATTAACAGCATAAAATTTAAAAATGACAAACACAGAATTTTTATATGCATACTTAAATGCATTTGCACCAGTGGCACAGGAAACAGAAGGCCAAAATATTTGGATTGATTATGTTAAACCATTAGCTGATAAAGTTAGTGTAGATGCTTATGGTACTGCTTACGCTATTTTAGCCGGCAATCAACCTTCATTAGCTGATAGAATGGGAATTCCATATAAAGTAGTAATTGAAGCTCATTGCGATGAAATTGCTTGGATTATTACTCAAATCGAAAGCGATGGTATGATCAGAATTAAAAGACATGGTGGTTCTGATAACATGATTGCGGCTTCTAAATCTGTATTGATTCACACGCATGATGGTAAAAAGGTTCCGGGTATTTTTGGTTGGCCGGCTGTACATGTTAGAGATAAGTACACTGAAATGGGTCCTGAAGTTCATGAGTTGTGGGTTGATTTAGGTGTAGATTCAGCTGAGAAAGTTGAGGAACTTGGAGTTGAAGTTGGAAACATTATTACATTTGACGATCAATTCAAAGAGCTTGGTGACTACTACATTGGCCGATCATTGGATAATAAAATCGGAGGTTACATTATCGCAGAAGCACTTAGAAAGATTAAAGAGAACAACATTAAATTACCGTATGATTTATATGTAGTTAATTCTGTTCAAGAAGAAGTTGGCTTATTTGGTGCTCGTTTGATTGCAAAACAATTAAAGGCAGATCTTGCTCTAGTTCATGACGTTTGTCATAATACTAACCATCCTAAAATGAACAAAGCTAAAGATGGAGATATTAAAGGTGGTGAAGGTCCATGTCTAGAGTACACTTCTCAAAATCATCGTAAAATTAACGCAATGTTAAAACAAATTGCAAAGGAAAAAGAATTGCCTTTACAATTAACAGTTGGCTCTTATGGAAATGACACAGTTTCATTCTTCTTAGAGGGAACTCCAACTGCAATTCTTGCAACTCCTTTAAAATATATGCATACTACTACTGAAATGGTTCATAAAAAGGACGTTGAAACATGTATCAATTTATACGTTGAATTTTTAAAGGAATTAACACCTTCTAAAATTGACGAAATTAACAATCGTAAGTAAATATATAAGGAAGTAAATAAAAAACAATAAATCATGGAAAAATTAAATCAATTTTTTGCACAACACGGTTCTAAAGTTATTGCAGTTTTATTAATTTTAGTCTATTTAAAATCATGTGGAGTTAGCTCTGACGTTTCTACTCTTAGAAAAGAAGTAAAGGCTCAGCAGGTTAAAATAGATTCATTACCGTCTGCAAAAGCACTTCAAATCGAAGGTTTAAAAGCTGAAAAGAGAATGATTCAGGCAACTGACAGAAGAATGTTAGATGTTCAACGTCAAACTGAAATTGACAACGAAATTCAAAAATTGTCTAAATAATCTGTGAAGATTGAAAGAAAATCTGAAGGTGTAGGAGACACTATCGCAAAATTTACAGCGGCCACAGGAATCGATAAGGTTGCTCAGGCCGTTGCTAATTTAGCAGGATATAAAGATTGTGGATGCAATGAAAGAAAAGAAGCGTTAAACGATCCAAATCTTTTAGTCAATAAAATGTTTTATAAAAAAAATCAAAATCAAAATGAAGAAGAACTTGGTCAATAATTTTGTAATTGGCACGTTTGTGATGTTATATCTTATAGTTTCGGTAATTTCAACGATTCACGTAATAGACTTTTTCTCATTATCAAACCCATATTGGTTAGCTGTTTCATTGGCAATTGCCTTTGAAGTAGGAGCTGCCGCATCTTTAGCCTCATTAATCGCTTTAGATAAAATGAATAAAACGCTTGTATGGGCTTTATTCATCACAATTACATTGATGCAAATGCAAGGTAACATGTATTACGCATTTAAAAATTTAACGGGTTATGAATCATGGGTTCAACTATTTAATTTAGTAGATGAAGACCCTTTATATCAAAAAAGAATCCTAGCATTTGTTTCAGGTGCGATTTTACCCCTAGTTGCTTTAGGTTTTATTAAATCTTTAGTGGACTACATTAAACCAGAAAAGGAACAGCCGCAAGCACAGCCTTTAGAAGAGCAAGTGGAATCTATGAGAAAGGTGGTAGATGCACATGATTCTTTGGTTGAAGAGATTGAAAAAAAAACTAACGACGACAGTTTAGAAGATAAATTTGAAGTTGTAGATTCTATAGAAACAGAAGACATTAATGAAGCTATTGAATCTGCTGAATCAATTTTAGGTCTAACTGTTGACGAAGAAGTTCCATTCGTATCACCAGAAGAAAACATCGAAACTCCAGTTGACGTGATTAAAGAAAATTCTAGAAGTGTTCACATGGATGATGTTATTGAAACCGCGGATGATATGAATGAATATCTTGTTAGAAGAACTGCAGGTCAAGGTCTAGTTAATCCAAGACCTCAAATTAGAACAGTGAATGACGGTAAAATAGATAGACCAACTGGTTTTCAACACTCTTAATTAAATAAGAATGCTCAAAAGAAACATTGTTAAATTAGACACTCCATATATTTCTGACCCTATTGATCAGGAATCATTTAAACGAGCTTTAGATGCAGATTTAGGAGTGGTTCATCAATTGTATATTTTGAAAAATGGATTTAAGTCCGTTCAATCTTTTGCAAGTATAGATAATCCCAATTATGATTTAAGAGCATACGTTAGAACTGAATATGGTTACGTAGGTAGAGCTAAAAATCAAGTTTGGAGTGTAACTAGGTTTGCTCCAATTCTTAAAAATAAACCAAGATACGTATTAACCTGTTTTGCACATAATTATCAAACAAACAAGTACGAATATTACAATAAAATAGAATCTTTAAATCCTGACGTGATCTATAAACATATAGAAGAAACATATCAGGATTTACAGATCATTTTCAATTCCTTCGATTAAACAAAAGGCTTCTAAAGTGTATAAATAACATAGTTAACTAAACACTTTATGATTGGAATTTGGATCGATACGCAGGCT